TGGGTATAAATAAATCCTCTCTGGTGCTTCGTTTGCTTCCATAACTTTATTCTCCTATTAAAAACTCCTCATCGACAACCTCAAGATTACACCTCTATTGCTCGCACAAGTTCAAGTCAGCATACCCAGTAATCACTTCTTAACGTACACTTCCCTTGCATAAGGAGTATGATTATAGTTTTATTCTTTCTTTAAGTGATTTGAGCCAATCTACTACCTGTTTCTCTGAATATTGGAGTGCATCATCAACTTTAATATAGTCTATAAGATTATTTAGTATCTTTTCATCCTCTTCACTCCAATCAGTTTTTTGCTTAAAGAGAGTATCTTGCACTGAGTTGAACTTCTCAATGGCAATTTTAAGGAGTACATCAGCATTATCCTTAATGTATTGTTTCCACCCAAGTTCCTCGCCAATCCAACCAATACAAATATCAGCAAGGGTTCTTTCAAAGTCTGTTAACCCTTCATATTTATCAGACCACAATGCTTCCTTTGCTTCTGCTGAAATTGTTCTTTGAGATTTCTGCTCAATCTTCTTCAATTCTTTCTTACCAAAGTCAAAGGTATATCCTGCATCAGACATTGCTTTAAGCAGAGTATCACGCTGCTCTTTGGTGGCTGGAATATACTTGTCAAGCGTGATAATGCAATCGTTGGTATTCCATACAAAGAATTTTTCATACTTGTTGATACCACAATATGCAGTAGCCTGTTCGTGTATATTTCTTGCTTTGTATATAAATGGTTGATAAGTGTCAAGCGAATAAAGTACATCACCGTCCTTTGCATCTTGGATAGTAAAAAGCCTTCCACTTTTTTCGCATTCTTCAATACCAATGTGATATTCGTGGTTATCTACATTATCACGGATAACATAAATACCTCGCTTAACTTCTATCACTTGATATGTCGACTTTTTATCATTGCTAATAATCCACTCGCCTTCATGAAACTTTGGTTCAACCTTATCAGTGGGTTTCTGTTCACCTTGATTTTCAAGCCAGGCAAGTATTTGCTTTATATCATTAGCATTGCTTGTATATTTAGAAACTATCCCATCTTTATCCCAATTTTTCACTAAAGAAATTAAATGTTTCCTTATTCTTTCATCCTCTGATTCACGGAGTTCTGGGATAATGGTATCAAGTGCTGTTCTTACTGAAAACAGTGCAGACTTATCGTGAAAATCCTTTAATATTTTCATTGCTTCTTCTTTGTCCATAAATTATTTCTTTTTTAATTGTTCAATAATGGCATCAGCAAATTCAACCGCAAATTCAGCATAGTCCTTAAAAGAACCAACTTGATTTGGGTCAATTAACAAACCTTGCAGAGCAGCAATGGCAGCTTTGTGTCTTAATTGTTCCCAATATTCAACATCAGGTTTATTACCTTTTGATTCATTCTCAAATTCTATCATGCTTACTGGATAAACATCATATCTGTCTTTAAATTGCAGGCAGTCAATTTCCTCAAATGGGTCATTAGTCCCCTTTTTTCTTGCTTTCATATTATTCTTTATTCTTGATTATACATTCCACGTTTTAATTTCTCACAAAACTTGATTATTTCATCAAGTGAACTACAGAGATAGTCCACATTACCATCAGCTTCTGCTGTGATAATCTGTGCTTGTGCTTTTATCTTTTCAAAGTCACCACCACTGTCATCGTGGTAGATGTTACAGAGCAACTTTGATGCTGCCCATATTGCTTCTTGTTTGGTCATTTGTCAATATCTTTAATGTAACACCATCTTTTCACACTGTTCCAAGGATAAGTAGCACTACCTACAGCATACCCATCCATAACGGTTTCTATGAATATATCTTTTTGAGGCAGAGGCTTTTCATCTTTGGAATGCCATATAGAAGATTCACTGTTTTCTGCTGAAAGTATGATCTCCATTAAAAATCCAGCAAATGTACTTACAAACTTCTCATTAGCACTTAAGTCAGATTCTCCCATAGTATCCAATATACAATGGACCATTTCGTGAATAAATGTGTTTCTTTTACTGCTCTCTGATTGGATTTCACCTCTGAATGTGTTAGCTATCTTTATGTAACCCGCAGGAGCACAACACTCACCTAATTTATCATCCAATCTGTCAGGATATTGAATATCTATACACTGTCCCCCTACATGAAATTTATTTGGTATCTTTATCATAACTGTTTAATGTTTAATAGGTTAATAAATAGTGTGGTATAATGACAATACACCAATTTAGATAATTCGAATTTACTCAACAATCATTTATTAATAATTAATCTGCCCCATTGTTTTAATAGGCGGGAAACCTATTGTATCACCATAATACCACACCATTGAAAGAGTTAAAGCTTCATCACTTCATCATATATATCACATGGTACGAAGTAAGTCATACCTTCAGATTGAATGCACTCCTTATTCTCCATGAACTTCTGACTATCTGGCCAGAATACTCTATAATATTTTTTCATTACTTTAATGTCTCTTTATGAAAAGTTATATTACCTTCTGTAAACATCCATTGGCAATCATTGGCATTATGTCCAAGATCATCCAATAAATCATCCATATCAGGTTCATATTCATATTCTATAGGATAAATATCAACTTCTCCCGTAGAAAAATCAAGTATTATTAATTTTTCCATTATGTGCTGAATAAACTGATTACATCATCTACACTATATTCTCCGTCTTTAGGAGGACTAAAAGGTTTAACTGGTTCAAAGAGGCCAAGCGGGAATACTGCTTGTGGTGTCTCCTTAGGTTGTGCATGATTATAACTGTTATTAAAAAATCCTTTTAAGACATCAAACAAGTCAGTATCCCACCTGATATGATTATCTTTGGTATAATCTACCAAGTCCTTATAGGTAATCATTCTCCAATATACTCAATGTCATCTTCACACCAATCCTCACACTCCTTAATGAGATGTTTCAGATAACTTGGACTCTTTGGTATATCCTGCTTACCACCTAACTCTGCTTCAAGGTATCTCTTAAAGAGCAATATAAGCTGTTCAGGAGTATGGTAATCATTCTCATGGTATGCCTGCTCCCAATCAGTATTATCTGTGATGGCATTGTATTCACAGATACCATTATGCTTCTCCTCAACAATCTCAGGCTCGTAGTCATTAGTACTTACTGTGACTGTCTTACTGAGAGTTTGTGATATAGTTACCTCAAATTCTTTCTCAGGTATCTCTGATTGGTTATAGGGTGCTGATGAATCAAATTCAGCTCCTTCTGGGTAATATCCACTTTCTGTCATACAAAATCCATCATTAAATATCCTTCATAATCAATATATTGTCCATACAGATGGTCATTATGCAAATGTGCATATAACCAAGGCCACCAATCATCAAGTTTAGAGTACCATTTATTCAAGCCTTTATTATCTATTGAGGTAGTAGAGCTGTATTTCTGTATATAAGGAGGTAGAGGATCATCAAAATGATATATCTCCTTCCAATCAAACTTCCTAACACCTTCAATGAATTTAATATGGCTAAAATATTCAACAAAAGCACCACAGAGTCTTCTGAAATTCCACTCCTGGTGTGCTTGATTGAATTTACTCTCCTTATTCATCTCAAGTACAACTCTCACATAGACAGGCTCATCCTTTGCTTTACCATCCAAGAAAGCTAAGTCATTCATAAGATGGCTAAAAGGAATACCATAGACCATAAAACCATGTCTTACCTGCATTACACCATACTTATCAAAATATATCCTAAGGTCAAACATCCTTACACCACTTACCCATTGTTCTATAATATCCTTGTTCTGACATTTAGCCATGAATCTGAATGGATACATATACCAATGCTTTGGCTTATGATATGACCATGAATTATGTGAAGCTAATATCATTTCTCAAACCCTCCTAGCTCAAGGAATTTATCTAAGTACCATTTACACTTGAGTATATCAGTATTCTGACCTTTAGAGTAGCACCTATAGAGATACTTCATAGCATTGCACAGACAAAAACTTTTTACATCTTCATCCCCAAAAGCAGCTCTCATACAATCTATAGCCTCTATATTAAGCCCTTTGACATAAGACTGATAATGGTGAGGACTATTTACCACATCTTCCTCTACACCATCATTATTAAGAGCAAAGTTAATGGGCTCTGGTTTATCTGTTGTTGAAGGTTCCTTATAATAATCTAATTTTTCCATTGTTAATGCTTAAATGTTATACCTCTTTCTGAGGGAAATGTTTCTATAAAATCAATAAACTTCTGCATCATCTCACTGCCTGTATTCTCACTACATCTGTCTACAGCTACCATAAGCAGTTTCTGCAGCATTTCACAGACATCTGCATAAGATACTTGAACTTGTTCAGGCATATCCCTTATCACACTTCTAAGATCCCTTGAAGCCTTGAAGAAAGCCTTCCAGTTCTTCTTTTCCATGAACCTCATAGGTGGCGCACCTGCATCTTTTCTGTAGTCTTCTATATCCTGCATGAGAGCTTCACATATATCTGGGAGAATATAGAGGATTGTGAGCCTTATATTGGCTTGATAGAATGATTTTTCCTGTTCTTCTGTCATACTGGATCAACTAAATACTCATAATCAACCTGCTTGATGCCTTCAATCAGCATATCATAGCCTTCCTTAGACAGTGCTTGTGCTCTCTGATTAGCCTGAGTAAGACTGTCCGCCCACAAGAGAACCTTATACTTAAGCTTCTTCTCATTATTATCATTATCTGTGAAGATATCAATGAGAGTGGCTATATAAGGATATTCTCCACTATATTGGTCTGCTATCTCCTTGATGGGAGACATTCTTAAGGACTGAATATCAAATGAGTTTACTTCTCCATATTCTTTCTCCCTTGTAAGCCAATCAGTTACAGTATATTCTGCTTCTGAAAAGAATTCTCTCTCAACAAGGTAGGTTTCCATTCTTTTCCTTATCTTGTTGTCTATCTTCCTTGCTACCTTAGCTTTTACTTCTATCAGCATACTACTTCATTTTAGAGTTAATATAGTTATTCCTCATTATACTTAGCTGTTGTACTATCTCCTTGGTAGTCCAGTCTTTCTCTATGGGTACCAATGGAGTACCATCAAAGGCTATAAACAAGGTATTATCAAAGTCTGATACCCTTATCCTTGCTTCTGCCTGCATAGCAATATCATTCTGCCTGGCAGTCTGATGCTTGTCTCTTAATGTTCTAATAAATTCCATATTACCACGAATCTAAATCTGTTATATCTTGTGATATTACCTCATTATCCTCAGCTACACTGATTGTAGTTGATGTACCAATACCACCTACATTATCTTGCTCTATGGTGATATTATTATCAAGATGCTGACTACAGAACTCCAAGAGAGACTGCAGTTCATTAGGAGTAAGTACTACTATGTTCTTTCTTTTTACCATGATTGTTATTAATGAATCCAATAAGAACCAACTTCAGGAACTGCTGGAATTGGTAATTTATGATAATATTTTGCTGCAGCATCCTTCATAATTTGAGAGACTACTTTAGGGTAGATATCTTTAAGATCTTCAGGAAACTCAGAATTAATCTCATCATGAGTGAAATTAACAAAGAGAATTTTACCCCAATAGCCATTATCTATCACCCATTTATATAGAGTAGTGGCAGCTTCCTTTAAAACTACTGCTCCCCCTCCTTGAGTAGGTAAATTAAGGGACATTCTATCACACCATTTTGATTTAGCTTGGAAATGTTCTTTTACTTTTCTACAAACTTCATCTCCAGTTCCCTTGTGATTCAATCTGTAGTCATCCCAGAATTCTCTATCCTTACTTACTTGTACCCAATGATTCCAGTCATGCCAATAACTTTTGTGCCCTGTTTGAGGTAATATTATCATATAACCATGCTTTAAAACAAACTTAGACCATTTGGTTTTAAAAGATTTTAATCCTTTCATTCCATTTAGTAAGTTAACAACTAATTGTCTGGCTTCTTCTACTGATATTTTAAGTTGAGGAGCAACCGCAGTACCATCACTTCCAAATTGAACAGCAAATTCAACAGCTTTTACTTTATTTCTAAGATCCGGCCTTTTCTTTTTGATATCCTTAGTATCTATGCCCTCTAATTCTTTTGCAAACACAGCTTTAGCATAGGCAGCATGGGTGTCTCCTGAACCATATAGAAATTCATCTAATAATTTATGTTCATTATATACATCTGCACCTATTCTTGCCTCCATAGCGCTGTAATCACATGAACAGAAAAGATTTCCTTTTTCTGCAATAAAACAGCTTCTTGTCATCGCATTTTTAGGAAGTTGTTGCATATTAGGATATTTGCATTCCTTTTGAGGAATTCCTTTTAACTTGGCTAAATCAATATTTGGCTTGTTAGAACCAGAGGACATTCTACCTGATATGGTACCAATAGCATTATATACAGTATGAATTCTCCCAGTAACAGGATTAATTGCATTCAAATGTCCTTGTCCAAAAGAGGTAACTACTTTGTAGCTACCATTGTAACCAGGGTAATAGTCCTCATCTTCTGGTTCTCCTTTTCCAAAATAAAGTCTTAAGAAATTATCATCTATACCTTTCTGGGAAGTAATAAGTTTTTCTGTTTTGGATTCTGAGTCTTCTCCAGTAGTCTTACTTATTGCGTTTACATTGAATCCCAATGCTTTAAAAACCTGTACAGCTTCTTTACTCTGCCAGTTTACATTAAATTTAGGTGTCAAATCATACCCCTCAAAGAGGTCTCCCTGGGTATTAACATATACCCATTTTTTAAGTTGGGGCTTGGTTAAACAATAGTCATTAAGAGCTTTTGTAGCTTTATCCAAATCTTTTTTGTCTTGCTCCATTTTAGCTCTCCATTTATTTTCATCTAACTTTATACCGCACCATTCTAGATAGGCTACTACAGGAGTAAACAAACACTCTATCTTACATCCTTCCATTGCATTTCTGCTCTTGCAAATAGCTATCTGTTTCTGCATTATATCCCATAGATGTACCACATCACCTGCTGCATAAATAATGACTTCATCACATAAACCTTTATATCTAATTGTACCTCTTACCTCTTTATCAATAAATATATTCAGATATCGTTTAGCTACTTCTTGGAGACTATATTTTATTTGACCTTTAGGATAGCCAAGATATATGAACTGCTCGGCAATCATAGTACAAAAGACATTTAGAGGATGAATACCATAATTATAGAGCCACTGAAGATCATACTTAAGATTATGTCCTATTAATAATTTACCTTCAAGCTCTTCTTTATAAACTTTTGGGTTCACTGAAGTGCAATCTACAACTATTTGCACACTTTTATCAGGAGAACCAAATTGCATAGTCAAAAGATGTCCTATATGTTGATCTAAAGAATCTGCTTCAGTATCAAACTGGATAGCCTTCCAAGATCCTATAATTTTCTTGGATTCCGGAACCGACAATTTTTTATAAAAATTACTATCAAAAAGCTGCTGTTGATTGGATACAAAATAAATCATGATTTACTGTAAGCTATCAATTCATCGAAGTCAAGTACATATTTAAATTCATTGAAAAACTTAGAGCCTATAATGCCATGCAAAGTAACACCTGTTTCCTTTTTAAGGTTATCAAATGAATTTTTCATATCACATGTGAGATATTCATACTCATAATCCCTATCCTTATAACTTAAAGTAATTTTACAAATAGACACTTCTTTAGGATTTCCTTCAAATCCGTACACAGTACTTTTCTTATTAACTACTGTATGGTCTATTGTATCAAGGATATTGCCATCAATAATACTCTGTGTGGCACCAGTATCAAGGAGAAAATTAAATTTCTTATCCCCCTGATAGAGTGTTATGATGGGGAGTTCTGTCAGTTCAAATCCTTGCTTGAATGAAATGGAGTTATCTTTGAATAGCTTTCTTAAGAGTTTCTTAATCATAGTTCATAAGGTTTAATAGTTCATATTATTGTTTTCCTGTGGTGCCAAACCCTCCTCTGTCCGGATTATTCAATGCCTCTACTTGAACAAATTTGTTTTTGTTAGAAAGCAACCACTTAATTTTTTGCCATCTTGTAGCTTTTTGAGACAACTGAATTCTGAACTGACAAAGTCTTGTATCCTTAGGAATGGTAATATTGCGTGTGGCTACTACTGATAATTTCCACTCATCGTTATCTCCTTTGTAGGTATTGTCTATAACACCTATGCTATTAGTCTGCAGTAACCCCCAATCTTTAAACATGGAACTCCTTGGAACAATTATTGCTTCATACCCTTTAGGAATCTCCATAGCTATACCTAATTTTATAAGGCACCAATCAAAATCAACATCTCTTGTTCTCTCTTCAGGACCATTTTCCTTCTTTTGATTTCTACGGTGCATTTTGTTTGCCTGAGGTGCTCTTAAACTAATTTCTTCGGTTGTCTTGAGGTCATACCATTCTCCAACTTCAAATTCTTGAGGTAAACAACCTAATGATTTCTCTAAAATTTTAATTTTCATTGCTTGTTTAATTTATATTCAATTACTTGTAAATATCTTTTCATAAGGGCAAGACCTGCTTGCTGGTCTTCCAATATATTCTTGAAGATGTTTAAGATTTCACGATAATCTTCAAAATTGTCTTCATATTCAGGCATTTCTGTAGACATGGTCATATCCTCATTTATCACAGGAAAATCTGATTTATACTTCTTCATAAGGCTTCAGACATTTAATGATATTTATTCCATCCTTATTAATACCATTAGGTACCTGAGGTCTTAAATCAAGATAACCTCTAAGTTCCTTGCCAATCTCAAAAGGGTCTCTATATAGATTGCCTTTATCATCAACTAAGGTGCCCATAGTCTTTGTAAGAGGAAATTTCCACACCAAGGGTGTAAGTGTTACCTTGTTTACTACAATAAACCTGTAATCATCTAAGACAAAATCCTTGAAGTATGGATCTGCATCCATGTTAGCTCTGATATTCCTCCAATAAAGTCTTGCTTGAATCATATAAGACCAATCAAGAAAGCTCTTCTCAAAATCCCACTCTGTGTGACTACTAGTCTTAAGATCGGTAGGGTAGACTATCTTTTTATCATAATCTACTACTATCAAATCTGCCATATTGCGATAAGTTACATCACCAAACTTAGCTTTAAACTTAAGTTGATAGTATCTTCTGACAGATGAAAACTCATCATCTTCTGCAAAATACCCTGAAGTAGAAGG